ATGCGAGAGACAGTCGAAATTATGCGTTATCCCGTCACTCTTACACCCGCGCCGGAAGGCGGTTATATGGTTTCTTTTGTGGATATCCCTGAAGCGTTGACCCAGGGCGAAACTGTCGCTGAAGCGATGGAAGCGGCAAAAGATGCTTTACTGACCGCATTTGATTTTTATTTTGAAGATAACGAGCTTATCCCGTTACCTTCGCCATTAAATAGTCACGATCATTTTATTGAAGTACCTTTGAGCGTCGCCTCTAAGGTATTGCTGTTAAATGCTTTTTTACAGTCAGAAATCACTCAGCAAGAGTTAGCCAGGCGAATTGGCAACCCGAATGTAGTCAACCCCAAATAACTAAAAATTTTGCAATAAAAAGCCCCATCACAAGGACAAGGCTTAGAAATCAACTAATTAACATAGTTTCCAGATCAAAAGGGTTATAATGAAATCCATAAAAGGTGATCTGTTAGCTGGGTGCTGTATATCTAAAATGTTACTTAATTAATATCGTTCTGGTGGTTAGCTTTCATCGCATCCCACCAATCTTTTGTGATCTTCATGTTATTGAATTTCATAATTATTTGCACCCGTACTGGTCAATGTATGTTCTTGAATATTTTTTATGTACTTCTAAGCGAATCATATCTTGATTATCACGCCACACATAATATTTTTTGTTATCCACTTGGCCTTCATATTGCATTGCGCCATTCTGATGCGTCACTGTTTTTGTCTTTGCTTTATGCGCGTCATAATTATCACGATACACAAATTCAATAATTTCCCCGTCTTTTACTTTAAGTTTAAGTTCACCAGAGTTATAACGAGGATAGCCAATGTCTTTAACTGCTTTTGTTTCTACCCCGTCTTGGATTTCCCAGCTATAGTGAACATCGCATTGCAATGTCATGTCTCCGGTAAATCCTTTTGGTTTATCTTCAACCTTCGGTTCTTCCACCACTTTTTCTTCCTGTTTCGGTTGTTCTTCTTCAACCTTCGCAGAAGTCTCTGAAACGCTCCCTGACGCGGTTTCTTCTTTAGATAATACATTCATCAAGTTTTGGATTTGAGCGTTGTATACAGCCTCCAGTGGCTGAATCTGCCCGATATTGATCATTGTGTCACGAACAGTTTTATTCCAGTTACGTTGCTCTTGTTTAAGAGACGGATTAATCTTAACAGCCTTAACATATACTTCATGAAGTTTAGAATCCAGTGCGGAGATTGACTCATTAGCACAAATAAACTTCTCTGATTTGGTAGTAGCCTTAGTGCAATCAAAGGACGCAGCATCAGCACCGAAAGCAGTAGCAGAAAGCATGATAGCAGCGATAATGTTTTTCATTTTATACCTCTTTTGGTATGGACTGACTTTTAGATGCTTACTTTATTGATTTTTGATATTTTTTCAATTATTGGGGTGAGATTTAGTAATTAAATTAAGAAATTAATACTTGACAAATTAAAAAGGTACTGTTCCATGGATGAAATAAAGGGAGTTTTCGGCACCCTGGTATTTGATGTGCGTGTGAGATTCTAAAACGTGATCACTTCACTTATGGCGCGGTCGCTACGCGACTATTAACCCACTTCCTAACCCTTACCATTACTGGATCTTTCCCTTCGTTAGAATGCGATTTAGGCGCTTAGATTGTGCGTAAAACCAATAAATAAAATTACGCAAATTTAATGGAGGATAACCAATGAAAGAAGAATTAACCCTTACAGAAATTTCCCGTTTATATGGCTATACATTGAATGGTGGCGGTAAGCGATGGTTAGAAAGGGGATTGCCATTTAACACCAATACCCGCCGCGTGCCAGCCAAAGAAGGAACAGAATGGGTCTTGAAAAATATTATCAACCCGCTTAAACAAACTTCTATCAAAGAACAAATCGACGTAGAGAAATTACGCCGTGAACGTGCTTTGGCAGATGCAGCCGAACGAGAGAACCAGGAAAAAATGAATCTCCTGATTCCTGTCGGTTATGTAGAACAGGAACTAGCGGAATACTGCGGGAAAGTGAAACAGACTATTTTGCAGATTTGTACGATCGATGCCCTAGAAATTTTAGAATCCGCCACTGATCAGAAAACATTGAAGAATAAGCTAAGGGAGATCATCGAACGTCGTTTAAATGAAGTAGGGGACTTGTTCGAAAATGCAGATTTGGGAGAAGACGAGGAAGAAGAATTAGCATTAATGGATGAACCGGAACAAGAACCAGAAGAAGACGATGAATTTGATGTGTCTTAAAAATTAGATACTAAACATATACGTGAAGGATGTTGAGCTGGTCAACGTCTACGGGGGAGAACATCCCCCGCTAACCTTTTTCTTATTTGAGGATTTACCTATGGTTGAATTTTTGATTTATCTGGCTGTAGGATTAACTATCGTATATTCACTTGCTCACATTGGCATTTCTACTGTGTGTAACGCTTTCAAGTATCATTAATTAAATCGATGAATTGAACTATAGATGATGGTCGTTTTCAAAGAGGATTATCTATGGATCTTTTTGTCTACTTTGCTACTCTGCTGTTTTTGACTATCGTCGCTGGCATTAAATTGATTTTTATATCGCTGGTGGTGTTTTTCAAATTTCTAATCGGTACGCCTTACGGCTGGGTATGCTTAATCCTGTTTATTCTTTTTAGTTGCTGTAAAAAGGATACTAAATAATAGTGTAATCTGCCTTTTCTCCTTATGGTTATTAACAGGGGATCTTCTTTGAGGATTCCCGATTAAAAGCCATAAAACACACTCCAGTACAGTGTTTTCATAGTCAGTGATCTATACAACACAAAAACATAACAAGTATAGATTGAGTATTAATCCTCCCGCCCTTCGGGGCGGTTATTTTTCTGGCTTTAAAGAATAATGTAGCATTATGTTCATTATAACCTCATCTTTGTTGTGCAAACCTAACCTAAACTTACTAGGGACTCTTCGGAGTCCCTTTTTTATGCAACAATTCGAAGTGTAGGTTTCTTATGTTGTGTAGGTTTAGTTTCATTTCGCCACTCAGGAAACACCTGATCCATCATAACCGCATTAGTCTCATCAATCAGTTTTAAGGACTTTCTCAACGCCTTATTATCAGCTTTAAGAGTTTTAATCTCTGATTCCATCGCTACCATTCTTTCTTTCATTTTGGTAATTTCTAACATCAGATTACCAAGAAATTCTTTGTTTTGATTAATCATAGAATTACCTCTCTATTAAGCTGCGTAGGCGTAGGCGTAGGCGTAGGCGTAGGCGTAGGCGCTGTAGTTGGTGTCATAGATAGCGTCATGCAGTGCCATCTGTGCTTCGCGGATCTCGTCTTCGTTTACTTCAATCTCTTCTTGTTCTTCTTCGGTATCTTCCCAAGTGGTTTTGAATTTAGCCATAAAGTTATTGCGCAGGGATTCAAAGTTAGTAACAGGTGCGGATTTTTCTTCAACCGGAACTACTACCGGATCAGCTTCTTTCTGTTCTTCCTGTCCTACTTTTTCACCGTTACCCCAGCGATAGTTAAGGAGTTCTTCCAGTTCTTCATCAATGGATTTTTCTTCAACTGCTTCAACTTCAACCGCTGCTACTTCGAAAGTGGTTTCCTGCGCTGCCAGTTCAGCTTTCAGAGATGCGTTTTCAGCTTCCAGTTCAGCAATGCGTGCTTTCAGTGCTTCAACTTCGGAAGATTCAACCACTGCAACTTCTTCTTTAACTTCTTCAACTACTACCGGAGCAACTTCTTTCTGTGCTTCTTTTTTGCAGAAGAAGGAGGAAGTAACCTGTAATGCGTGGTTGTAGAAGGAACCGCCTTTAGCGGTGTTAACAGTACCAGAAACATCCTTTACAGTGGATTCAGTAGCAACAGTACGGAAGCGTTTTGCAACTTCCTGGGTCTCTACGCCGTATTCGTTACGCTTGCTCTTGTGATGCATTACAGCACGGAAGCCGGAAGCAGTTTTAATAACAGCGAGATAGTAAGTTTCATCGGCTTTAACAGCACGAGCGAAGCAATAAACGGATTCACCTTCTACCAGTGTAGGTTTAACGTGACGTTTGTCGAAACGGTTAGTGATCTGCCATTCAGCACCGTCTTTGATGCCAGCATTCTGACGCATTTCGGTCAGAGTCTTACCGGATACTACTTCAAAGGATTTGTCTTGTTTGCTTGCTTTACCTTCCATAACGGTAATGTTCAGTTTGCCGTTGGATTTGATGAATAGGTTGAAGGTGATGCGCTTAGAATTTTTCATTTATAAATACTCCTGAATGCTGTGTTAGTTTTAATTGTTCATTTCAAGTCTCCTTTGCTGCAACAAGGGAGGCTTTTTATTTTTAAAGCCATCATATAATTCTCAGTGAAAGTGGATTAACAAACTTGAACGTTAATCTTTACCTGAATTTCGTATTTCTTCATTAGCTTATAGAATCCGCTTCTATCAATCCCTTCCTTCTTAAAGAAGTTTTCCCCGCCTCGCTCAGTGTCGCTGTAAAACCGTTTAGCAATATCAACAATCATTTCACGAGTAAATTTAACAGGTCTAGCCATAAATCGATTCCTCACATGTGGATTAATAATTCCTTAAAAAAGAGCTTTTCGCTCTGAACAATTCTATTTATAAAAATGATTTTCAAAAACTCTGTAAAACAACTGTATATCCGATCAGTGGGAGCACGAATTGCTAAAGAGAAGATTAATAATTAATCAATTCGTACAATATTCGACCGAAAAAGCACTGCATATCTAACCAGTGCTGTATGAATTAACAGTTAGTCAAGGGATTTTCAGAAGTGAACAATCATTTTTCATGCATTGTATTTATACACGAAAAATCATGCTTATCATCTATATGGGGATTGTTTGGAAAATTTCAACCCCTACCAAGGATAAAAAGTATAAAATAGTTCTTGACACATGTCAACATTCATGATCTAAGCGAGAAAGGTGTATCAAAATTTTTGTTTGAAAATGGCAAATAATGATTATCAACCTTTTAAACCTTATATGGCACGGAGATCTTTTGAAAATTTCTTTTAAATCATGAATTTACATCTATTTTTGGTGGTTTTTTGGTTGAATAATATACAAGAATTTTTTGTCAAAATTTTTGATTGAAAACCTACACTACACACCTACCCTTTAAAGGGATTGGCCTACACTACACTAGCCAGTAAACCTACACTATAACACCCTCAAACCTACACTATGAAACCTACACACCTACACTAACCCTACACTTCAATCACGTAAGTGTATGACCTTGAAAGGTATTATACCCCACAGACCATAGAATATAAAATTCGAACTAACGTTCTCCTTTTTGCTCGCTTTCTCTCACTACGTTCAAGAAAGATCTCGCAAAAAGAATACGGCGTAGCCGTGCGCGTAGCGCCCACCAACACCTTCTAAGACCTGCAAGCAGGATTCGAAAGGGATTGATAGTTCGCTTCGCTCACGTTCACGCCTACGGCGTTCACTCACTTTTAAAAGGATTTTCTTAGAAAGGGATTTAATACTAGTTACTAACTGATTCTAGTAAACGAACGAAGTGAGTAACAATCAATTTCTAGAAAGGTATTGGTATCCCTTCGGGATTGCAACCTTCGGTTGCTAAATTGCTTCCTGATTATTATTTCTTCAAAAGAAAGATTCTTATATTCTAAAGATACTTCTTCGTTTTGATGATGATTTAATCAAATCTATGAAGGGGGGCTTTAGCCCGACTGAATCCAATCATCTTTCAAGTACAGACCAGTTTTGGACTCTACCAGATCACTCTTTTCATAATAACAAGAATTTTCTCTTTATAAATAATATTAGATTGATTCGCTTTCTTTTAGAGGATTTCCACTATGAACCATAAAATGACTACCACTACTCCTTTCATCCTGTTAGGTTTTGATGCTGATAGCTTCCACAATGACAAGTTAATGAAGATCTTTGTTGAACGTGGTTACAACATTCTTTTCAACTCTGATGAATCTCATTTCTCTAGTGTATGGTATGCGTTTTGCCGTAATAAGAAGCCGACCATTGTTGTTAACGTCTTCACCGATGAAGGCCGCTTAAAGTACCAGAATATTCCAGCGATCATCGTTAGCGAATACCTTCCTTTCGAAGTCCGTTCCGGTGATGTTGATCTGGGTAGCTTCTTTACTCTTCAAGAACTGGATGAAGCAATGTTTAACTACGGCAAAGAAACCGCTCAGAAAGCACCAGAACGCGATGAAGAAGACGAAGATGATGATGACTACGCACCAATCGCTTTTTCTTCTCACGGTGGCTTCTACGGTTACGATGAAGGCTTAGATATGCTGTAAGTTAGGTCAACCCTTTGGCATCTTGTCAAGGGGTATTGGCAAAATTTTCAGACTTTTTTATGATTATCGCACTTGACAACTTTGAACTGATTTGACCTAGGTTTGTAAAGAGGATGTGAACTATGAATACTACTAAGAAAATTGATGGACGTAAAAACCCGAACCGCAAGCCGTGGACACCAAACCTGAATTTCTCGATGGTTGATTACCACGAACGCCAGCGCCAGATTCAAGAAGAAATTGATCGCTGCCTGGCTGAATACAAAACGAGATAAAACTTCTTATAAATAAAATTGTTCCGGTGGTGATGCCGGAACAGGGAGGATTAAATCACTAAACCGTTAAGGGGGATTTTTACTATGAATACTGCTGTTAAAACTGCTTCCGTGTCTCTGGTTGTTGATAACACCAAACCACTGACCATGTCTTCTCGTCAGATCGCTGAATTTACCGGAAAAGAACACAAAAACGTTAAAGCTGATATTGTTAAGATGTTTAAAGCACTTGAATTAGATGCGCTGAAATCTCAGCGTATCTATTTTGACCAATATGGACGCGAACAAACCGAATATCACCTTGACGAAGAAATGACGCTGACTCTTGTTACTGGTTACGATGTTAAACGTCGAATGATTGTTATTCAGGAATGGAAACGACTGAAAGAAGAAAATGAAAAACTGCGTCAGGAACGTTTAGCCGTTAACCCGTATGCAGACTTTGAAGAAACCGACTGGATCGAACTGGCGTTAAAGAAAACTCGCGAGAACAAGCAACTGATTACTCTACATCATCGCAAATCCGTAGATAGCCATTCAATGACGCGTCTGTTAGGTGCTAAAAAGGGCGCTACGAAGGTTAAAGAAGCACTGACGGCCTTACGTACTGCCGGATACATTGAGCGCGTCTATGATGAAAATAACAAGCCGTGTGGGTATGTTGCTAATGATTCCGCGATACCGTTTTGCAGCATGAACGCTCACTATCAACTTTCTTTCACTGTTGATGTGCTTCCGGTGCTGGTTGAATTGGGTGTTCTTGAAGAAGAACAAAAAGCAGCTTTGACACTGCCTAAACCGAATAACACGATCATGATTCAGAATAAAGCGACTATCATGATTCGTCAGAATGTTGGATCGCTAGAACACTTCGGACTGTAATAATTTTTGCCCCTGAATTTCAGGGGCTTTTTTGTATCTGTAGGTATAAAAAAAGCCAACCCCGAAGGATTGGCCTAGAGAATCAATTTCCTGTTGCTTCTACCATTTCACCGTCAACCTGAACAAAGAATTTCAAATCAACTTTATGTAGGGATTTGTATAGCTGGGCTATAGATAAGCCATGCTCATTTAATACCCGTTCTTTGTTCTCTTTACCTTTCGGTGCTTGATAGTACGCTTTTACAATCTCTGCCAGTTGTTCACGATTAAAACGGGCAGGACGACCGCGAGTAGCTTTAGTAGTCATAGTCATTTCTCCAAATTAAAGTGAATGTTCACCTTTATTTAGAGGACTTACATTTTATCGGAAAAAGTTCTCCATCGTCAACTGACATAAAAAACTCTGCCTTAATCCCGTACTTCTTCAACCGTGAATAGTATGTACCCCGACTTATATCAACCTTGCGCAGCACTTCGAAGAACTCTTTAGGATTCCTGTAATAATGGCTATATCGCACGTTAGCGAGTTCTACAAACAATTCCCTTGTATCACCATAGCCTTTCTTGAAAGCCACGTTACGATAGCGTGTAATGGCATGATTCAATCTCTTCTGTTTAAGCACTTCCCTGATCGGCTTCCACTGCAACCGATAGATTGGACCGTCATCCACTCGATAATAACGCTTGATATCAAAATCAAACCATTCACGGACTCGCTGAAACTCTGTCTGTGATGTTCGGTGCTTCTTAAAGAAGTTATGGATATCTGTATACCCATGATCGCGATACAACTCGATTAAAATTTGCTTCGCTTCTTCGCGACTAAAACCGGATGTAGTGTAATCAGTCTTCTTGTGATGGTGCTTAACTGGCAAACGATATTCATGATCGGTACAACAAGACAAGGCTAATTCTAATTCATCTCTTTCTTGCTGATTAATTAGCATACACCCCCCTTAAATCTTAATACCCGTATTTATCAAAATATCAACAATTTAATAAATACCTTCATATTTCGTAATGAGGGTAATTACATGAAACTGATTTCTAATAAGGCCAAATTAAAAAAGATTCTTAAAAATATCTCTGCGGCAATTCGCCCACCTAAAACGATGAAACCTAGCGAATGGGTAGAGGCTAATGTAGTTGCAACCGATGGTGTTAAAGCCGGATCTCTAATTAAGTTGCATCCCTTCCAACGTGGAATGATGGACGCGATCACCGAAGATAGGCGAAAAATTGTGCTAAAGTGCTCGGCACAGTTGGGTAAAACTCTTGTGCTAAACGGTATTATCTTTCACAGGATCGCCAGTAACCCTACTAATATCGGTGTTTTGCAAGCGAACGTTCGAGAATTGAACTCATGGATTGCGGGTAAGGTGAAGCCAGTATTAGAGGCAACCCCAGAATTAAAGGCGATGATCACCGACAAATCAGATCGCAATGCCGTTAACAACTCATCGATTATTCAGCTTCGTAACGGATCATTCATGTATTTCATGTCGCTGAACAGTCCATCACACTTGCGCGGTAAGACACTGCCTTTGATTATTCTGGATGAAGTTGATGCGGCTGATGAGTCAGACGAAGGGAACCCGATCCAGCTAGCGGAACAACGCGCAACCACTTTCGGTGATGATGCAAGGATCGTAATTGCTTCTACTCCAACTTCGCGGGATGGGGCGATAAACCAACAATGGGAACTCTCGGATAAAAGAAAATACCACGTCGTTTGCCAGCATTGCGGACACAAACACGTAATGGAATGGAGTAGAGTATTCTTTGATTGGCATGTAATCAATGGTAAATCACTGCCGAATCCAGACACAGCCGTTTACCGTTGCCCGTCATGTGAAACTGATTGGTCAGAACCAGATCGCCTCCGTGCTGTTGCTCAGGGAGAATGGGTCGCCACCGAACCAAATGCGGAAGTAATCGGTTTTCATGCTAACCGCCTTATGTCTCCGTTTAGTTCTATCCGTGCGTGTGTGGTGGACTTTGCTGATAGCTACGCGAATATGTCACTGGCAACGTTCTATAATGTGGTGCTCGGTGAAACCTTCGATGATCTTAACGAAGACCGCACAGCCGACGAACTGGAAACGCTGAAAACTGACATTAGCTTAGATAATATTCCTGATGATGTTCTGGCTCTGGTAGGTGGAGTTGACCAGCAAAAAGACCGTCTGGAATCTACCTTGCTGGGTATCTCTCGTAAGGGGATATGCGTAGTTGATCACCGATCATTCTATGATGTGAACTGCGAACGCCACGAATCGCCAGCATATGACCAGCTTTACAACTTCCTGAAAGCTAAATTCTATACCCGATCAGGTCAACGAATCCCGATGCTATCTGCTTTCGTGGACTCATCGAACGGACGAGCTACAAACGTGATCTATCGCTTCTGCACTAGGTGGCAAAACCTATGCGCCATTAAAGGGGCAAGCAATGTTGATGCTCCAATCCTTCCGGTCAAGGACACAAGAACGGGTGGTTTTACTCTTAAAATTCTGGGCGTAAACAACCTTAAGACGATGATCCGTGAAATGATTAACCGGAACTTGAGAGACAGCGATCCTCATACGGTCTTCCAGATTGGTGACGTTCCTGATGACTACTGCGAACAATTGTTATCTGAACAGTTGAAACGGCAGGGTAATACCACACGTTGGGTAAAAGTTGGTCAGCAACGAAACGAGGCTCTCGACTGCCTGGCTTATTCCTATGCTGCTTCTCGCCATGTACTCAATAAAATGTCATGGGAAAAACTCGAAGCCATCAAAGATAGTTTGAACCGCGAACCAGAAGAACCCGTAGAAGCTCCTAAATCGCAATCTGACGAGCAAATCGAAGAAAATAAGCCAATCACACGACCACAACGTAAAAACATCGCCAGACGCCCAAATAGAGGCCGTAGCTGGGTAACATCGTTCTAATAACTCGCCGTCCTTCGGGGCGGCTTACTCCTAAATATTGTTAATCCAATAACAATTAAATAAGGGGTAATTATGAGTTTAGAACTAATTCCCTTAGTAATTCGTAAAGGCGAAAAAGTCACGCTGGCGAATGAAGAGGGTGTAACAATTCAGGTAGGAAATAATAAAGGTATTATCTATCAGGTTGATGATTCTCCGGCTAATCATGAGATTAAAACCTTAGATTTTGCCGAAGGTAAATATACCATCGTAATAACTTTGGAAGAAGAACTGGTATCAATGCAGGAATTAACTGTTTTGCCAGTATTCGCCAAACAATCCAAAAAAGAATATCTGCGGGAAACTATCGCCTTAATCGAGCAAGTTATTTTCGCCCGTTTATCTGGGGACGAAGCCGCATTATCTCAAATGACAGTGAAAGGGAATACTTTCGCCTATGAGTCATTGGCTGTTCTCCAGCAATTAAAGACTGATTATGAACGTCAGTTATCTAAATTAATTCAAGCCGAACGACGTAAACAGGGAATTAGTCCGATTAAAAATATCAAATTACGTCTTACGCGATAAGGGGTAAATCATGTTTAATCTTTTTCGACGCAAAAAGGCGGTAGAAACTCCAGTTAAAACTAATCACCGCCAGCAACAACAAAAAATCTTTATCGACAAACAAGTAGAAAAATTCCAGAAATCTCTGGCTACTCGAAGTTTAGGTCTGGTTGGTGATCGCATTGATGGATCGCTTCAACAAGATACTATCACAGGAACCTTCAATAAGGCTCTCAAATCGAATGGTAAGCGCCTTTATGATCAGGGTCGTACTCTGGCCTTAAACACCTCCGTAGGCAGTCGCTACACGCAATACATCACCGATATGGTGGTAGGTACTGGCCTAGATCCGAAGCCGTCAGTTGTTAAATCAAATGGAAAACTTGATAGCGCACTGAATAAGCAGATCGAGAATGCTTTCTGGAAGTGGGCGCAGAATGCTAAACGCTTCTCTCGTAACGGTCGCTTTAACTTCCGTGAATTGCTGGTAATGGCTGAACGTGAGCGCGTTATGGGTGGTGAGTGCTTCATAGTTTTAACCAAAGAAAACAATGAGTTAAATGTTTCTATCCTGTCTGCTGATAAGTGCGACTGGACGCTCAACCGTGAAGTAAGCAAAGAACGCGCTATCTATCAGGGGATCGAGTATGACGTAGAAACAATGCGCCCTGTTGCATTTTGGTTTCGTAAAATCAACCTACTGACTCAGACTTACACAGGTGATAACTATCGCGTAGATGCTTCGCAAGTATGTCATTATTATCAACCACTTGCGGCTGAATCTCTGCGTGGTGTGACTGACTTCCTGCCAGTGATTAAGGATATCGCACATCAAGACGCATTCCGCGAAGCTGTACTGGTACATAAACGAATTTCAAGTTGTAGCATGGCGTTCATCGAGCGTCCGAAAGATTCTGGTGACGATTTTGATACTGGTGAAGATGATGAACAATATCAAGCGCCGGAAGTTATTCACGATTTCGCGCCAGGTACTATTCAGGAATTACCGGAAGGGGCAACGATCAAGAGTATTCAATCCACGCAAAGCGGCGATGACTTTAACAGCTTCAATGATGGAATGTTCACGAGTATAGCGATGGGTCTTGGCGTGTTCAATCAGGGCTTAACTGGCGATACTAGCCAAATAAATTACAGCGCCGCACGCTACGGCGAATTACTTCAAAGAACGCGCGTTAAAGCACTGCAAAACAAATTGATTGAAACAGTGGTATTGCCAATTTTTGAAGCATATCTACGCCATTATTCTGCGCGTGGTATTGTTCCGATTCGTATTACTGCAATTCCGCATATTATCGAGAACACTACTATTATTCGTCCTCGTTTTGAATCCGTCGATCCATTTAAAGACGTAAGCGCCGAGATTGCTTTAATTGATAACGGACTTAAATCACGTACTGCCGTTATATTAGAACGTGGTGATGATCCTGAAAAAGTATTCTCAGAGATTCAAGCCGAAAAGAGCGCACTAAATATTATCGTTGATGGTGAGAGCAAGGATAACCCTTCTCAAACCGATCCCTAATAACCAACGGGGGCGCAATGCCCCCAATTAATTAAAGGTGATTAAATGCTTAAATTTCGCCGCGATCTTAACGGTTACGGTGGAGTTATTAACGAAGGGCAGAATGATCAATACGAATTTGAAATTGCTTTCTCCAGTGAACAGCCTTATCAGCGCCAATTCTGGGATGAGCAAAATCAAGAAATGGTGGTATTAGATGAAATTCTGGTACATACACCGGAAGCGGTTGATCTGTCTCGTCTGAATAATAACGCTCCGTTGCTGTTCAATCATAATTTCGATAATCATATTGGTGTCGTTTGTAACGCTCGAATCGATGCGGATAACGTAGGTCGTGCTCTGGTTAAATTCTCTAAGCATGGCACTTTGGCTAATGATATTCGTAATAAAGTCATTGAAGGTACGATGGAAAAAATTTCTGTCGGTTATGACATTAAAGAATATCACATCGACTACACCAAAGGACAATTGATTGTTACTAAATGGATTCCTCACGAGGTTTCATGGGTGTCTGTTCCCGCAGACGACACCGTGGGTCTGAATCGCTCTCTAAATACTATCACAGTTAATTTGGAGGCTAAACGCGATATGACTAAAGAACAAATCGAAGAAATCAAAGAAGAACAAGAACCCGCTCAGGTTGAAGAAACTCCGGTAGAAGAAAATAAAGAACCGGAAGTAGAAGAAACTCAAGAGCGCCAAGTTGAAGAGAATAAAGAAGATGAAAATCTCGAAGACGGAAAAGACGCTAAACATCCTGAAAGTGTTGATGATGATAGTTCAACTGTTCGGGAAACAGAAGAAGTAAAAGAAGAACGTGAAGCCGCTCCGGTTGAAGAAGAAAAAATCGAAGAAGTGGCTGAACGTTCCGAAGAAGACGAAGAAGAAATCCGAGCAATCGCTCGTGAGTTAAATATTAACGACGAAGAATTAGAACGCGCATTGGCAGTTAAAGATATGACGCCGGAAGCATTCCGCACTAAGGCACTAAATAACATTACCAATGCTCAACGTAATAACGAACAAATTAATAAGGAACAAATCATGGAAAAAACTTTCGATCTTAATAACGTAATCCGCTCCCTGGTAGATGGCGACGTGCTCGGCGCTAACGAAGCTGAATATTCCGCTATGGCTGCTGGTGCTGCAATGCAGCGTGGTCGTGCTGCTCGCGGTGGCTCTGTATTCGTTCCGGCTGCTGCTCTGCGTGCTGCTTCCGAAGGTAACACCAAAGCTACTCTGACCGCTGTAACCGACGAAAAACTGCTGACCGAATCCTATGTAGAAATGCTGCTTCCACAGTCTGTTCTGGGTCGTCTGGGTGTGACTGTTCTGTCTGGTCTGAATAGCCCGATTGCAGTACCAAAAATGACTGCTTCCAGCGTCGAAGCCTTTGGTTTTGTTGATGAAAATGGAAGTGCCCCCGAATCGAAGGCTAGCTTTGAAAACGTGAAAATGGCTCCGAAAACTTTTGCTGGTGGCAACCCGATCAGCCGTCAGTCTCTGAAAACTGTTCCGAATATTGCTACCCTGATCACTGATCACATTAACAAATCTGTTCGGATCAAACTGGAACAACTGATTCTGTCTGACAAAGACAACGAGCGCGGTCCGAAAGGTCTGGTTAAGCAACTGGTAGACGGTGGTCGCGTTACTAAGAAAGCCGCTTTTAGCTACAAAGACTTCCTGAAAGAAATTGCAGCACTGACCGACGCTGGCGTTCCGGCACAGTCCATCAAGTTTGCAATGAGCGGTGCAACTGCTGCTGAACTGGAATCTACCCTGAAAGATAACGGCGTTTCCGGTTATATCATCGAAAACGGCAAACTGGCTGGTTACGATGTAGTTACTTCTGGCGTTATTCCGGCAGACCACATCGTTCTGGGTGACTTCTCCGGTATCATGATCGGTGAATGGGGTGGTCTGGAACTGGATATGGACGACACCACTTACCGCGCACAGTCTGCTATCGTTCCGCGTATCTGGGTAGACCTGGACTTCACCGTAGTTCAGCCGGAAGCTCTGAAAGTTCTTCACATCTCCGCTGAATGAACTAACGTAGAACCATCTGAACCTTCCCCCGATTTGGGGGAAGAAAATCTGATTCCATCTCAGGAAGAAGAATCTCAGACGGTTACGGCGAAAGCCACAGTTAAAAAACAACGTAAAACTAAAGAATAATAATTAGCCCTGCCTAACGGTGGGGCTTTTTTGTATGTAAATACTCCATAAAGGGGGTAACTATGTTCAAATTATCAGAATCACAATTAAATCGAATGTTTAAAAGTGCTCCTGTATTTTCGGTGGAAGGTGGTAAATCAATTCGTGCTTACCATGAAATTACTACTACCGACGAATCAGGTGTAATGACAGAAACCGAATTTCTATTCTGTCGTGAGGGAGACTTAAAGCAAGGTGATATTGTCACAGTAGAAAACCAGCGTTTCAAAGTTCAATACGTTAAGCGCAATGGTGACAATACTTGTGATTGCTTTATCACTTTAGCAGGGGGTACACATGCTCGCTACCGTTAATAATATGCCGAGACTGAAAATCAAACGCGCCTTGCAAGATATTATCGAACAAGATTTAGGTCTGGCTTTAAACGTAGAACAAACTCAGCAAGGCTTTAGTGATGACGTGGTTTGTTGGATTACTGGCATGAATGAAACTTATACGCGTGTTCGTGGTGGTAATGCAATGCAAGCTGAATGCGTTATCGAAATGCAATTATATTCTCAGATTCATGAAACAAAAATCCATGAGGGTATTTGCCAGATAATCCAGATTCAGCCGGATAACCCACGATTTAAAGATTTGGGCTTCTCTATTTCAGATATCACTCCAGTAGCTTCTAATACCGATTATGACGATGATTCTAGTGATGGGGGTATCGTTGGGACACTTAGCCTTAAATTTTCTTATCTAGCGCGTTTTTAAGGGGTAATAATGAATATTACACAAGATAACTTAGATATTTTCACTGGATCACATGTTGAAGTGTCGATCTCTAACCAGATAGACAATCAGGTCGACTTTTTCGATCCTAGCTTTAGTTCTATGGAGAACATCGCAGCATTCCCTACGCTAACCGAATCCACAGAGATAGAAACTCTGGAAGAGTACGATCAGGACGCTACGGGGAAACTTGCTGGTTATCGTAGACTGGAACCGACAACACTCACATTAAACCGTGTTCTTGACGATGAACATCAAGCAATGTTGATGAAAGCGGTAGAGGATAAAACACCTTTACGCTTCCGTATGTTCTATGTTGTGAACTCTGGCTATAGTGCTGCTAACACAGGGTACTTTTGTATATTCGATGCTTACGTCACATCACATAAAACCCGTGGTAGTGATAACAAAGCTGTAACACTGGAATTTAAACTTGAACCAGATGGCGGGATTTTGGCAAGGGGTATTGCTACCGAAGGCCGGATCTTACGTCAGGGTGATTTTGGTTTGGGTGCTGGTGTAAATCCATTCACGGGTCCGATTGACAGCGAGGCATTAGCCGGAAACCGTTTCGTAACTTACAAGGGAACTGCTAGCGGTAATCCATATTCAACCGACACAGCATTAATTCACCTTCAAGCTAATGAGCATGGCGCATGGCAATTAACCTGTAATACTTCTGGCGCACCGCGTTTACGTGTCCGAAATATTCAGGAAAACGGTCGTTCTGAATGGATCAAGGTATATTCCACCAATGAGAAACCGACACCTAGCGAAATTGGCGCAGTGGCTAAGACTGACCGGATCGATTTCGGCGAATACTAAGGATTCTCCTACCTAAATAAAACATGAACGTTGGGAGGTTAACGCCTCCCTTATTCCTGTTTTATAGTGAGGTGATTCTAGATGCAATCAATCCAATTTAAACGCACACAGACGGCGGGTAAAAAACCAACGCCGGAACAATTATCACAGGGTGAAATCGCCTTACAGTTGGCGGATCATGTGATTTACACCAAAGACAAAAATAATAACGTAGTCCAAATTAGTGTTTCTCCAGAAAAACACGCTGAACTGAATACGAAAGTAGACAATAACAAAACTAGCACTGACCGTGTTATTGCTTCCAACAAACAAGAAGCCGCTAATAATCTGGCTAGTGCTAAAGCTGAACTGAATCAGACTATCACTTCTACCCGTGATGCTCTCAATGCTTCAATCACTGCTGGCGACACCGCAGCCAACAAACGAATTGATGCTTTGACTACCACAGTAGGTAACAATAAAACCGAAGCGGCTAACGCTCTGGCGGCTGCTAAGACTGAACTGAATCAGACTATTACTTCAACCCGCGATACTATCAACGCAACAATTAACAAGAACAAGACAGATATTAATGCACGAGTTGATCAGACTAATACCAACGTTACTAACTTAACGAATACTGTCTCAGCAAATAAATCAGCCATAGAAACGACCGTAGCAAATAATAAACGCGATGCCGACACGAAGATCACCAATCTTACGGGGACAGTTAATAGCAACCATACAGCAATTAACAACAAGGTAGACCAGAATAAATCTTCTACTGATGCCGCAATTGCCGCAGCTAACCAGCGAATTGATTCTATTGAAGGTAGTGCCGATGCTGCTTACATCAAGAAGAATACCAACACTTACCATCACGGCTATCTGTTAACCAAAACAGCTAACTATTTTGATGATGCTGGTGCTCGTAACCTTGATTATTTTGGTGCATTCCGTCCAAACAATGCCGAAGGTTGGGGTAACTTAATCCTTAACATTCCTCATTCTGGCGGTAAAGCACACGGTCGCGGTTTTGAGTTCCACTATGGGTCTAGCTCATCTCAAGTTAAAACCTATGGCTTTGATAAAGATGGTAATAAGCGATTCAGCTACCGCATGTATCACGAAGGTGATAAGCCGACTCCGACTGAATTGGGTGTGTATAGTAAAGCCGAAGTTGATCAGATGTTCATCAAGAACGTTAGAATGACCGTTCCTTCTGGTGATGCTACTCGTGGATACTTCAAGATCGCAACCGCTACGATCCCACAGAATGGTCGAATGGTAATGCTTCGTATCTTCGGTGGTAATGGTTATAACGTTAACTCTTATGATCAGGTTGACTTTGTAGAAATTGTCATCCGTTCCGGTAACAATAACCCGAAAGGCGTTAGTATTGCTGCTTATCGTCGAAATGCTCTGAACGTTCATCAAGTATTTGCGGTTAATACTTCCGGTGATAACTACGATATCTACGTTAACTACGGTCGTTACACCGATAACGTTATTGTCGAATACGGTAAAACTGATGGCGTTACTCTGACAGTACATGATGTTCCTGAATTAACTCTCGTTAAACCTTCTGTTGGTGTTACCGATGCTCGTGTTATTACGATGTTCAACACCGAAAACAAAGCCGGAACGTTGATGTTTGATAATAACTCACAAGCAACCTATGATATTGTGAGCCTTAATAACGTACCAGACAACAATAAAAAATATATGCGTAAATTCCGCAGTCGTGCGGCGGAAACAATATGGCATGAAACTGTTCAAGGTGATGTGTATCGTTTGGCTACTGGTTCCACCGACCAAAAAGAAGTATTAAAAATTGTTGGTAGTGATGGTTTATTTGTCGATAGACTTCATCTGCAAGGCAATAACGCGATTCGTATGTGGCGTCCTACTGGTCGTAGTAACTATTTTGAATATATGGATCAGCGAGACGGGGCTAATAAACGTCAAGGCTGGTTTGGTTTTGGTTCTACAGATACTAACGATTTTCAATGGTATAGTGACGAAGGTAAAAACTTTGTTAAATTAGAAGCAAGTGGTCAAGTATCTTTAAGCACAGGTGCTACCAAAATTGTATACACCAATGGTCAATATGTAGCTGCTAACAGTGATGCATTCCGTATGATTTACGGTAACTATGGTGCATTCTGGCGTAATGATGGTCAAAACGTATATCTTCTGTCTACTGCCGAAAATGATAAATTTGGTGGTTGGAACGGCTATCGTCCATTCATTTACAATCTGGGTAGCGGTAATGTTACTTTGGGTGGTGATGGTAACGAAGGTGCATTAGTCTTAGAACGTGCAAGTCGTGCTGCTCGTTTTGCTGGAAACACATACATTAAAGGCCAATATTTAACATTTGATGCTGGTGCTGGACAATCCCGCGACTATTTCCGTTTGAGTCATTGGGGCGATAGCAATAACGCTCGTGATAACGTTATACAGCTTGAAGATAGTAAAGGTGCTCACTTCACCACTGAACGTACTTTAGCAACTGGTGCGATTAAAACTAAATTCTTCGGTGATTTGGAATCTGCTGGTCTGATTCGCTGGGGTAAGGGTACAGCTACTTCTAGTTTCAATATTCGTGCATGGGGCGCTGATGCTCGTAAACAAGTATTTGAATGTGCTGATGAAAGCGGTTGGCATTGGTATACCCAACGTCCGGGCGGTCCGGGTACTACGGCAATTGAGTTTGCCATCAACGGTACTGTTAAGCCTCAAGCAATTCACACTGGCGGTAATATCACGCTTAACGGTGCTGATATTGAATTTAAGCGCACTGGTAATAAGCATTTGTGGTTTAGAGATCCGAATGGCTTAGAACTAGGTTTGATGTATTCCGATGATGCTGGTGTTATTCGCTTCCGTGGTCAGAAACAAGCCCAGACGTGGAAACTTGCGGATAAGATGATCCAGTTGGAATCTGGTACTGTAACCGGTGGCGGTAATGGCCTGATTCGTGGTGAAGTTGCTGGCGGTAGTTGGGCTAGCTGGCGTGACCGTGCTGCTGGTCTTATGGTTGGGTGTCCTCAATCCACCAACTCGGCACATAACGTATGGAAAGCGACGCATTGGGGTAAATATCACATTGCAGCAATGGGTGTGCACGTTCCTGACGGTACTATCGGTAACGCTCTTGTTCGTCTCCATGTTCATGATACTAACTTTGACTTTAACGCTGCTGGTGACTTTACCGCAGGTCGTAACGGTTCGTTTAACGATGTTTACATTCGCTCTGACTCCCGTTTGAAGATTAACAAGGAAGAATTACAGGACGGCGCATTAGAGAAAGTAAACTCACTGAAAGTCTACACCTACGATAAAGTTAAATCTCTTAAAGACCGTAGTGTGATTAAACGCGAAGTAGGTATTATTGCTCAGGATCTGGAAGAAGTATTGCCGGAAGCAGTAGGTATTCAATCCACCGAAGATCCAGAAAATCCAGAAGCAATCAAGACTATTTCTAACTCTGCTGTCAATGCTTTAATCATCAAAGCTATGCAGGAAATGGACGCCAAATATAAAGCCCAGATCGAAGCATTACAGAAAGAAATTGCCGAACTGAAAGCAACTAAATAATAAAAGTCGGGGGACTAGTTCCCCCGTAATAACAATTTTAATTAAGGGGTAATTCTATGTCTCAGCAATTCAAAGATATTTTTACTGGTGGTCTGGTAAGTCTGTTCTATCACGCGGACACCACTAATACCGCTCTCGACCACGAAAGCTACGAAGAAATTAAAGAGTGTGCTGGTTTTCCTGAAACTGGTATCGAGCGCGGTACTGTAGAAGTTAAATCCTTCTCTTCTCAGTATAACCGTAAACTGGTAGGGAAGCTGAACGTTCCTGATCTGACTCTGACCGTTAACTACATCCCAGGCGATGCGGTACATGAAAAACTGATCAAAGCTGCCGAAGACGGTACTCGTATTCAGATTAAAGTAGAATATTACGTTGACGCAGCAAAACAGACTGGTATTCGCACCGCTTTCAACGGCTTCATTTCTAAAGTTGCTATGAACGGTGGCGATGAAGAAGTTGTAACCAAAGAGTTTACCTTCGCGGTGGATGGTGCTCCGCTGAAACAGCAAATCTTCACTGCCGGATGAACTAACGAAGAACTTCCCGAACCGGAACCACAGCCGGAACATGAAGCGGTGGTGATTCCAGAAGTAGAAGAAGTTACGGCGAAAGCCACAGCTAAACGAAGCCGCAAGGCTAAAGATTAATTATAAGCCCTGCCTTAATGGTGGGGCTTTTTTATTGGAGTAATCAAAATGGCGAATGTCGTTAATAAGCCTGGCTGGGTCGGGTCATCTGCTGTTTCTGTAACTGGTCAACGATGGATGAGCGCAGCAATGAACGCATTAAAGGTTAGTCGCCCAGCTAACATGAGTGCGATGTGTGGTCGTGGTATGGATACGGTTGTAGCTACTGCTGCGTGGTCTACTTCATTGGGTAATAACTGGGGTGTAACTGCTTCAAACTATCCAGTAACTGACATGCGCGGTAAAGGATCTATGGAGAACCCCGAAAACGTGGGCGTAGGGCGTCTGATTGGCGTTATCGTTGGTCAATTCAATGGCGGTACTCCTACTATGGCTGTATATCTCCAGAACGGTAGAGCGGGGAATATAACCGTTAATTTGGGTGGTGCTGCTGTCACTGTTCCTTATAACAGTATGCAAAGCGGTTTTCATTACTATTGGTTAAGCAATCCTCCGGCTGCTTTACTCAATAACATTAAGAAGACTGGCACTAAGCAGACTTTGAAAATCTCTTAAATTCTAAATAAATACAGCGTAATCACTATTAATGAGGAAACAATAATGAATCTGAATGAAATGCTGAAAGCTCTTTCTCCGAAACGTGAATCTTTAACCCTCGGAGGATTTACGTTCTATGCTCGCCCTATGTCGGTACAAGAATTTAATGAACATGTTTTCAATACTGATAAAAAAGACCGTGATGAACGCTCTATTCTTCGTTGTATTGAAGATGAAGACGGTAAGCCAGTATTTGAATCTATTGAACAAGTTAAGGCATTGTATACTAGCGTCCGCAGCGAATTAATCGGCTTAGTTGCTCAAGCATCATTGATGAAAGATGCGGCGGTAATTGAAAACGAGGTAAAGTAAACCCGCTCTTGAATTTTTATTTTCGGCAAATGATGCGTCGGGGCTTGAGTAAAGATGAGATGGATAATATGCCAATTACGCTATTTTGGGCGTTGCATATATTCGATACATATCTTGAACCACAAAGCCCCCTGTTTCAAGATGCGCGACATGCACAGTCGATGTATTACATGCACGTTACATCTCCTAACATGACTCGTGAATGGTTGAATAAAATCAATGTTAACCAATTCCGAATGATTAAGGACGACAAGCAATTTAAAACGCAAGAAGAAATAAAAGAAATTGCTCGTAAGAAAGAGGAAGAACGTAACGCTGCTTTGGTTGATAGTTTTTTCGACGCTTCATTATTACAAAAGCTCAAGAGCGGACAATTGGGGTAATTTATGACAAGACATATAGTAACAATAGAAGGAGATAATGACGGTCTAAGGAGAAGTACCAATCAGGCGATAGAGATGCTTGATAACCTTTCAGAAAGGGCAATGAATCTTGATTTGTCTGGTGGTTTATCTAGTTTAAGTGGAACCCTTCGCGGAACTGGTGGATCGCTTGCTTTGGCTGCTGGTGGTTTTGTTGGTTTGGCTGCTGGCGCTATTTCTGCTGCAAATGCCATCGGTGATTATGTAAAGGAATACAGCGAAGTTTCAAAAGCAACTGGTTTAACCGTCGAAACACTCCAGAAATTAGAGAAGCAATTCTCCGGTACTGGCTTAACCGTTGAGAAATTTGGTGATATTAACAAAGACACCTTAGATAAGCTGGCTGATGCATGGCGTAACGGTGGCGGTATTGAAGACGACCTAGAAAGTGTAGGTTTGAAGATTAAAGATTATGCCGAGTTTATGAACGATCCACAAGGCGGGATGAAAGCGGCGATCAAGGTCTTCTATGATATGCGCAAGGCTGGTGCGTCTATCGCTGATGTTAAGTTTATGATGGAATCGTTAGCCAGTGATTCAAGTCATATGGCTGATGAATTGCAGAAATACGGATCTTATCAGGAAGCTGTAAACGCCATTAATCAGCAAACTGTTAAAATCACCAATGACACAGCCGAAGAATATAATAAATTCTCTAAAAATATGGATACCCTTACCGATAACTTAAAGGGTATGGCTGCAAATGCACTAAATCCAGTTGTTGAAGGGATGAATAATCTTTACAACTGGTTTGATAAAGATTGGGAAAAGACCGCTTTATTCAACGCATTAAAGACTTTTAATGAAAGGTTTGAAAAAGCTCGCCAGAATATGGCTATGGCTAACGGTGGTTTTATTAACAAGCATGGTTATAGTTCTACTGGTCTAGCGGGTGGACAAGCCAGCTTCAACAATAAACCAAATTATCCTGATCGTTGGGTGGATAGTGAAGGCGTTACCCGTGATAAAAACGGTGATCCGGTAATTACTATCACTGGAAATAAATCGGATACCGGATTTACCCCAACGGGTCAAGGTGGAGGCGTCACCGGACCATCGAAAAAAGAACAAGAAGAAGCCAAGAAGAAAGCGGAAGAGGCAGCTAAAAAGGCTAAGGAAGCCGCAGAAAAAGCACAGAAAGCACGCGAGGATGCAATCAAGCGACTGAATGCTCTTGATGTTAAATTGCAAGGACAGACAGCCGCGTCTATTGCTTCTCAAAACAAGCAGTTAGAAGCCAGCTTGAAAGATTTAGACACTGCTTTAGATATGGGCTTAATCTCTCAGCAAGACGCAGCCGCTAAACGTCAGCAACTGTTAGATCAGAACGCAGAAAACATCTATAAAATGATGTTGGGTGCTGATCCGATTGATGCTCTGAATGCCTTAACAGTTTTGCAACAAATCAGGGACAACGAGCTAGAAAGCCATAAACGGTTACTTGATGGTAAAGCTATCTCCTACGAAGAATATATGCGTCGTGTGAATGATACCGAGCAAAACTATTCTCAGATTGATAGTCAGTTACAGGGAATGGATGGTTTTAAAACCAATCAATTGACTAATAGCTTAGACTATCAGGATTCAAATAACCCGTTTGCTAAATTTAATGCAATCGATCAAGAGAAATCGGAAGCTGAACAAGATTATAAGACCGAAAAACTCAATATTGATGGTATTAATGATCCAGCTAAACGGATGGCTGCATTAGAAAAACTCAATGAAAACCATCAAAAACGGATGGCTGCAATTGAAAAGAAATATGCTGATGCTCGCCAGTCAATAGCCGATGATATGTATGGCGGTTTTGCTGCTGCAATGACTCTCTTCGGGCAGGAAAACACTAAAGCTATGCAGATGGCTTTCAATGCTCATAAAGCATTCTCCATTGGACAAGCGACGGTGAACATGTGGACGGCTGCTACCGATGCATGGAACGATCCGACCAACGTAACCACAGGACAAAAGATCGCTGCTGCTGCATTGGCTGTTTCTCAGAACATGGGGAACATCGCAAACATCAAGTCTACTAACGTTAGCGGTATGGCTCATGATGGTATCGATAATATCCCTCGTGAGGGTACATGGTTGCTTGATAAGGGTGAACGAGTAGTTGATCAGCGTACTAACGGTGATTTGAAAGACTTCCTTGCTGCTCAAAAATCAGGCGGTGGCAACTCTCAGCCGATTGAAGTTAACGCACCTTTGAACATTAACGGCAACGTTAATAGCTCAGACAAGATGGTCATGGATGCTATCAAACGTCACGCTAAGTTAGTTGCTCAGGCGGTAGAAGACGCACAACGCCGTAAGATGTAATTAAAAGCCCCCATAGTCATAAATAATCATAAAACTATGGGGGCTTTTCTATGTTCAAATCCAAGAATATTAAAATCACAGATTTTACTCTTAAATCAAAACAACCTTTCTTCAAGGCGCAATCTATCTCCGGTAAGTTCCAGCGTCGCTTTACTGGCATCCATTTTTACGAAGCAGAATTTACCGCGAATTACATGGCTCAGGATATTAACGAAGTAAAAGAATTTGTAGCACGTCACCTTTTTGGTCGTCCTTTTAGTGTGCCACTGTCTTACTTTTCAAAATATACAGGTGATGTACGCCAGATGGTTACGGCTGCTGCTGGTACTGCTCGCGGTGGGCGCAAGGTAAGACTCTCCAACTTCACCGGAACACTGAAAGCGGGAACTATCATCCAGTTTGAGAACCACAAGAAAATCTACACGATCACCGAAGACGTGAAATCAGGTGGTGAAATGAAACTCTTCCCTAACTTGCGCCAAAACGTCCTAGCGGGTGAGGTGATCAAGTATCAGAACGTAGAGGGCGAATTTCTTCTCAAAACTGAAAACATCGATTGGAAGATCGCCCAGATTGGCAAGATGAAATTCGAATTAGTGGAGAATGTATAATGGCAACTATTCAAGAATCATTCAGCAAACTATGCACCAATCTGGACTTCATCGAGGTCTACAACGACCAGACAGGGCAGAATGTATCTAGATTGACGCTACCGCAACTTTTCTCCACTGGATCGATGTTTCACATTATCGAAGCAGTCACCGCGTCAGGGGACGTTCTACGGCTTACAGATGGGTATTTCGATTTGGACTATAACGGTTTTACGTATCTCGCAACGGGTGATTTTCTTCAAATCTCATCGAATACCGAAGAGAAGGAGATCAACAACAACGGGATCAACGTAACTGTTTCTAACGTTCGCGAGGAATACATTACCTTGATTCGTAACAAGCAATTCGATAAATCTGATGTGAAAATCGAGATGGTTTTCCTGAACCCTAACACGGGCAAGGTTGAAACCACTTACCCTGTTTTCCGTGGGGTAGTCGATTCCATCGGGATTAACATCGAACATGAAGATGATGAGTGTAAAAACGAATCTGAATTTCAGCTTAATAGTATCTGGGAAGTTCTAGATAAAAACGCTCGTAGTCATGCTTCTGATGGTATCCACCGATCCTATGTTGGAAACGAGAACGATCTATTCTTCTCCCGTGCCGGGAAGTGGAACTCAGAATCAAAATGGTTTAGCTCTAAGAAATAATCCCTTCTCCCTAAGCCTAGTAAATAACTGCATGGAGGTATTCAACATGCTAAAAACTAGGCTTATCACCGATTACATCAATTCTTTAATAGGTCAGGAGTTCGTTCAAGGTGAGAATGATTGCAATCTAATTGCATGTAAGATCATCGATATTCTCGCTGGTACTGACCTATATAATTCTCTTTATAAAAAATATTCAACTAAAGAAGAAGGCTTGAAAATCTGCAAAGAATTAAGCGGGTATTCAAATATCCTTCAACCAATTAAGAAACATTTCAAATTAGTCACTGATGATTTACAGGACGGCGACTTACTGGTCACAGCCCACAAATTAGGAAACCGTAATTATTATTCCGTAGTTCCTCATTATTCCGGTTATGGCCTCGTTGAAGAAGATGGTATCTGGATGACCATTCCTGTTTCAGACATTGACTATGAACAAGTTTATAGATTCGGGGGTGAATAATGGGATTTGAAGTATTGGTAGGCGCGGTTATTGCTGGTGCTTCGGCGGGGATGGCGGCAGCCGCAACATTTTCGGTTATGACCGCAGTCGCTATCGGTATGGCTGCTGGTGCAATGACCTTGATCGCTTCCACTGTAGGCGCACCAAAAACACCGAAAGTACAAAGCCCGGATAATGCGGTGACACTAGGAACATCAAACGATCCTAAGACAGTATTACCCGTTCTTTTTGGTACTACCCGCACGGGTGCAATCTGCGTTTATAAGGCAATTTCCAAGCAAGAAAACAATAAGTTAGTGCAAATCTTCGCAATTGCCGAGGGTGAAATCGACCATTACAAAGCACTGTTTATCGATAACAAAAATGTTCTTGTTGGTAAGAACATGACGATCCGTGATGGTGTACTGGACAAAGGCAACATTAAAGAAGAATACCGGAAAGTCTTAGAAGTTGAGTTCCGCACGGGTAAGAATCCTAACACCGCTTTGTCACTGGCAAAACGTCATTTAGGATCAGACTGGAACGACAACTACAAAGGCAATGGTATTGCAACCATGTGTATTGTGTTACGTCGTGATGACAAATCTCTTGCTGCTGGTGTTGATATTCTCCAGCCAAATAGCCAGGTAGCAGTCGATGTTATGGGCTTAAAGATTCGTAACCTTGAAACTAATGCTATTGAGGCTAGCACTAACGGCGTGGACCAGATTTTCCACTACCTAACAAATGAAAAATATGGTTTATCAGTACCAATTGAAAACATCAACGTTGATTCATTCCTGAAAGTACGTAAACAAGTACGCCAGATGGACCTACATTCAAACGGTGCATGTGATCCGAACGCCAGCTTTAAAGAGAACTTGACTAGCCTTATGCAGACTTTCGGCGGGGTGATGTTCGAATCCTTCGGAAGAATTACCCTGAAACTGGATGCTCCTGATATTGTTAAGCATACCTTCAATGAAGACAATATCATGATGGGTAAGGTATCACTGAAAACAGGTGGCACTAACGGTTATTTCAATACCATTAACGCGATGTATCAAGAACCATCAATTGACTATTCAGAGCAAATGCTACGTTATCCGGCTGATGCTGAAAACGATGCTACTATTCGTCAAGATGGTCGAATTATCGCTAAAGATATTGAATATCGTTTTGTTAAGTCTAAAGCCCAGATTGATAAACTTGCGAGTGTAGAACGAAATAAATCTCGTATCACTCAGGTTATCAGCTTTATGACTACTGACGCATTCACTGCCGAAGTTTGGGACGTTATCAGCGTAACCTATGATGAATTGAAGCTGAATAATTCCTTATGGCGTATTACTGCAATTGATCGCTCGATTGATTCTGGTATTGCTGGGATGATGACTATCACCGCCACAGAATATAATTCTCAAGTTTATACTGACCTGAACTATGCGGCAACTCCAGACAATAGACCAAGTGGTTTACCGGATTCAATGACAGTACAGAAGCCTACTAATTTCAGAATTAAGGCAACTGGTGAAACCATCTATGGTAAGAACGTTACTTTGACATGGGATGCACCGGAAGATTTTAACCGCTACGGTTTCCAGATTGATTACCGTGTAAGCGGATCACCTAACTGGATTAAGCTCGGTCAGACTTCACAGCAAATTTTCAGTGTCAATGCACTGGCTAAAGATCGCTCTTATGATTACCGAGTTTGTGCTTTCGGTATCATCGCTCGATCCGATTGGGTAGAACTGATTAACCAGAATCCTACTGTTACCTATGAATTGCCGACTCCGGTTATTCGAATCAAAAATCAGGGTAGCACGCCAGGAACTTTCGAAGGTAATGATCTGATTATCGAATGGGAAAATCAGCAACAATTAGATGTTGAGATCAACGGTGAAACTAACAAGTTTAGTGACCTGTTTGAAGCATACATTATCAAGGTGACTGAACCGCCCCGGGAATCCTGGAGACTAAACTTCCTGAGAAAGAGGTAA